AAGAGTGGTGGAATTTATATAGTTGAAGTAGATGCAGACGTTGTAGCAGCAGCTGGAACACTATATGACCACGTTAGCATTACATTAACAGAAGATGATGGTACAGCTCAAATCGGTTGCGTATTAGCAATATTAAGTGACCCAAGAAGTGCACAAGCTATTTTACCTACAGCTATAGGTTAAGTTAAGTAATATAAGAACATGGTATGGCTTGTAATGTAATGTTATGAGCCTTACCTGTAATGTAAAGGAGATGATATTATGCCAAGAGGAATACCAAAGAGAGACGGTTCAGGTAGAGGTACAAGAGACAATAGAGGTAGAGGTGGATGTTTAACATCACGAACTACAGGTAAACGATAATAAAAATATAAGGAGAATTAAGATGTCTTTACAAATCAGACTTTACGTCAATTAGCGTGGATATGAAAGAACAGAAGTAATAGAAGTTAATGACAAGGTAGGCATGGCACTGGTTGAACGTAATATTGGAGAAATCTATGTAAAGCCAAAGGTGAAAAAAGTGAGAATAAAAGATTTAGATGAAGATACAGTAAGTAATAAAATGTTAACGAACTACCAGAAGAAAACAACAGCCAAGAAAGATAAAGAAAAAGAGATTGGCAAAAAGAAAAAATAATGAAGAGCCTTTTGACCTTAACAGGTTGCTTTTCAAAAAAAAAGTGAAAGGAGAATGATAAATTATGAGTAGAACACATGCAAAATATAACTGGATGAACGGAGCTTTCCCATTAGTATATGACAAAACAACTCAAGAATCTATACTTCCAATGTTTCCTGTTGTCTTTTATGACGACTTTATTGGAGCAGCAGGGGGTGACATCTTCGACGGTACTATCAAATGGAATACAGTCTTAGTTACAGCAAATGCAACATGTGCCATTGTGGCTAACAGCTCTTGTGGAGAATTTATGATACATTTAGCAGTTGACGATGAAGCAGAAGATTCAGTACTGTATATGGGTGATAATAAGAACTTTGATGCTGGTGAGGATATGATTTTCGAAGCAAGAGTAAACGTCAAAGTATTACCAACATTAGGAGCAGAAGGAATTTGGGGAATGATTACAGACCACAACTTGGATAATGATACAATCGCAGTAGGTGCATTTTTCAAATTAGATGGTAGTGGTGCATTGTTATTAGAGACAGACGATACTACAAACGACAATGATGACACAGCTACAGGTGTTACCATAGTAGCAGGAGTTTACCACGTATACAGAATTGATTTTAATGACACATCAGATGTAAAGTTTTACATGGACAATGTAAGATTAGCACCTGCGACTACTTTCGATATGTCTAATATGACAGCTGCAGAACATCACATGCAACCTTATTTTGAATTAGATAAGGCAAGTACAGCTGGTGTCGGAAGTATAGTAATAGATTATGTGAGAATTTTCTCAGATAGAGAAGCTTAAAAGAAATAAACAATAGGGAGAGGGAAACTTCTCCCTTATTAATATGATAAGTAGGTGAAAAATATATGGCAGTAGGAAAATATGCTTTAACTACATTAGCACATGCAAATACAGAACTTGGTTTAACAGCAGATGGTGGTGTGGTAGATGCAAGAATAGAGGGTTTAATAGATAAAGCTACAGCTACAATAGAGAGTGCCTTAAATCGTAAGATTATGGTTAGACTCTATTCAAAAGAAAGATATGACGGTAAAAGACAAGATGAATTATATCTTGAACAATATCCTGTATTAGCAGTGAATTTAGATAATTTAGTTTGGGATTCTGTAGGTAAAACATTAACTCGTAATGACGGTGGAAGTTTTGTAACTGATGGCTTTGCTGATGGTAATGAAATACTTGTTCAAAATTCAGATAAAAACAGTGGATTATTAACTGCAAGTGGTGTAGTTACCCAACATGTTATAACATTTGATGAAGTAATCGTTAGTGATACAGATGATGATAATGTTATTATTTCTCGTTTTAGAGCACTTTGGGTAGGAGATACAGAAATTAGTGTTAACAATTATGAAGTAAATAGTAATTATATATACTATAGTGGTGGTTTTGCAAGTGGAAATAAGAATGTAAGAGCTACATATTATGCAGGGTATGACACAATACCACAAGATATTGAACAAAAATGTTTAGAATTAGTTAAAATGTTTTACATAAAAAAGAGTTCAATCAAGAAAGAAAGTCTCGGAAAACATGCTATAGAATTCTATCAAGACAAAGATGGTATAGAAGATGAAATAAGAGAATCACTGTCTATGTATATAAAATGGACAATATAGGAGATAAGATATGAGTATAATAAACTTTTTAAACATAACAGCAACTCAAAGAAGAAAAGCCAATGGTTCAGGAGACGCAGTTGAAGATTGGGAAAATGTTTCAACAGCTTTTAATTGTGCAATAGAACCTGCAGATAAACCAGAATCAGTATCTGAAAATGCATGGTTACAAACACAAATAACACATGACATATATTGTTTACAAACACAAAAGATAAAAATAGGTGATAAGATTATAGACGGTTCTACTACAATAGGTAATGATATTGCTTTTGTAGATGGTGGTGTAGGTGCTGACACAATCACATGTGTTGGAGCTACATTCTTAACAGATGGATATGCGATAGGTGATATTTTTGTGGTAGCTGGTTCAGTTAAAAATGATGGTGAATATACTATAGTTGGAGTGGTAGCAGGAACTATTACATTAGCAACTGGTACACTATCAGTAGAAGCTGCAGGTGCTGACATAACATTAACATGTGGTGATTCATACCTAATTAAGAACTTTAACAAGTGGGCTTCCCTTTATGTAGGTGCAACTCCATACTATGTAATAAAAGCAAGTGAGGTAGCATAATGGAATTTAGAGTGACAGTCTTAAACGAAGATGAAATAAGAGCAAAGTTTTATAAGTTAGAAAAGATTGTACAGCCTAAAATAGATAAAGCAATAAACAGAGGTACGGAAAGTGCTAAAGATTATGCAAGAATGATAGTAGCAGTAGATACAGGTGAATTAAGGACATCTATATTTTCAAGATTAGTTACAGGTGGCTCTGAGTTTGGAGCTACAGCAGCTCATGCCTTTCTTGTAGAACATGGTACAAGATTTATGGATGCTCAACCCTTCATATCGGTAGCAACTGAGAGAGGTAAACACAGGACTGTACAATTAACAAAAGAAGCAATAGACAACGCTCTATTAGAAGCTTCATTAAAGTAAAAGGAGAATCGAAATGGGATTAAAAACTACAATAGATAAAGTTAAAACTTTAGTGGCAGGTGATACTACATTCGCTGGAGTTTATTTAGGAGACCAAATGGCTTATTCTAAATATCCAGTAGCTTGTGTAGGTGCTCCACCACTATTAGATGAAAACTTTCCTGTGATAGCATCAATGTTAGTGAGAGACGAATTACACACTGTTGAAATAGTCATTTATGTGGCTTATGCTGATACAGAAGCTAACACAGCTGAATTGCTCACGTTAACAGATACCCTAAGAACGAACCTAAGAGCTGATTTAGACCTTACTGGTTATGCTTTTATGGGTGACGGTACAGGTATACAAACAAGTAAATTCCTGTTGGGTTCAAAAGGGAAACAGCTATTAAGGTATTCAGTTACCAGTGTAGCTTATAGAATAAGAATATAAAATTAAAAAGGAGATGATATAAATGCCAGTAGGAGCAAAAGGATTCATAGGAATCAAAAAAGAGACAACTTGGGGTTCAAGAGTAGTAGGAGATAATGACGTGTACCTACCTTTCACTACAGAAAACATAACACCTGATATTGAGGAACTTATATCTGCTGCTCAAAGAGGAGTCGTAGATGAACCTGTTTCATATCAAGGAGCAAAGAAAAGTGAAGGTGACGTTGTTGTAGAAGTACATCCTGAAAGTATTGGATGGTTATTAAGAAGTGCTGTAAGTGTAGGAGCTGCACCAGTGGCTGCTGCAAGTTCACAGACACAAATAGAAGGATGCGAAGATGCATGGAATGAATCAGTAGACGGTGGAGTAGTATCTTCAATAGACACTGACGACTATAAACATGGTTCTGCATCTGTAAAATTAACAGTATCTGCTGACGTTGGAGCAGGAGACTTATTAGCTACAGAAATCATAGAAGGTACACCTTTGGACATGACTGATGCAACGCATATAGTATTATGGGTTAAATGTTCAGTAGACACGAATTTAGGTGACTTACAATTCCATCTTGATGATACAGCTGAATGTGCTACACCTTTAGAAACTATTGATATAGACGCATTAACTGCAGGAACATGGAAAGAATGTACATTAACAATAGACACACCTGCTGCATTAGGTGCTGTAGTATCATTAGGTATGAAGTATACTGTAGATTTAGGCGAATGCATAATTCATATAGACAGAGTAAGAATGCAAACTACAACTGCTGCTGCAAGTGCTTTAACTCATGTGTTCACACCAAGTCATACTGATTTTCATGCTGACACACCACTTTATCCAGTAACAATGGAAGTATATAGAGACCAAGGTGCATCATTCGAATATTTAGGAGCTGTTATAAATAAGTTCAACTTAAAATTTGGTACTACAGATAAGATATTAAAAGCTACTTGTAGTATTATCGCAAAAGAAGAAGGTACAGTTGTTAAAACTGTTAACACTTTAGAAACTACTAATCCATTTGTTTGGAGTGACGCTGTTATTAAGATAGGCGGAGCTGCTGACAACGACTTTGAGAACTTTAGTTTTACACTTGATAATAAGTGTGAAGGAAAACATTCATGTAATAACGCTGCAACAATTAGAAAGATTAGAAGAAATGGTTATAGAACAATGGATGTAAGTTTCACAGTTGAGTTTATTGACAGAACAGAATATGATAAATTTATTGCTGGTACAGAACAGGCTTTTGAAGTTAAATGGAGTGGAGTAGATTGTGAAGCTGGATATCCTTACTCATTAACATTAAATATGCCTAAAGTTAGATACCTGACTTATCCTATTAACGTAGGTGGAGAAGGTGCTATGTCTGTAAATGTAACAGGTAAATGTAAGTATTCAGTAGCTGATGGTTATGCTGCATTATTCACATTAGTAAATCTTGAAGCAACATACGAATAATTTAAGAAACAACAGGTTTTGGACGTACCTTTAAACGTCCTATTTTTTTTTCAAAACAATATAATAAAAGGAGAAATATAATGGTTACTATTAACAAAGTAGATTACGAGGTAAAGACTTTAAGTATGCAGGACATTTTTAAACTTAACCAAGAAAAGAAAGATATCAAAGAAGGAGACGTGGAAGGTTCATATAAGTACACTTTCTATACTCTGCTTTACATTTTAAAGAAATTTAACGACTCTGCAAAGGGTTTAACAGTAGATGATTTAATGGAGCTTATAAAGATAGATGAATTTGAAGAACTTCAAAAAAAGATACTTGACGCATCAGGTATGAACAAATATTTCAAACAGGGGGATTCAAAGAAATAGTAACCGTCTTATCCTCTGGTTATGGCTGGGGGTATAAGGACATATCCAACATCCCCTTAGTAGACATAGTCTGGATTATGAAAGGTGCTACAGAAGAATACAAGAGAATATATATATTCCAAAAAGCCCTCACTAAATATGTGGGGGTTGAGGATTAAAAAAGTAGGTGAACAAAGTATATGCAAAGTGATTTAATATTAAAAATAATGGGTGATGCTTCTGGACTGAACAAAAGTTTAGATACTGCTGATGGTAGAATAAAGAAGTTCGGTGACGGAATGACTAAAGCTGGTGGAGTTGTAATGGCTGCAGGAGCTGCGGTTACAGGAGCGTTTGCTGCTATTGTAGGGAAAACTGCTCAATTAGGAGACACCTATGATAAAATGAGTCTTAGAACAGGTATATCTGTAGAGAACTTATCTGCATTAGGATATGCTGCTGATATTTCTGGAACGAGTCTTGAGACAGTAGAAAAAGGAATTAAAGGACTTACACAAAGCATGGAAGATAATGCAAGGGGTGTAGGTGAATCATTAGAAACTTATGAAAAATTAGGTGTAAAAACAACAGATATTGAAGGTAATTTAAGACCTACTATTGATGTATTTAAAGATATATCTGCTGCTATCGCTGAAATGGATAATCCTGCAGAACAAGCTGCAGCTTCTATGAATATATTTGGAGCAAAAGCAGGAACTCAATTATTACCAATGTTAAAACAAGGTGAAGATGGAATAGCAGCCTTAATGGATAAAGCAGGAGAATTAGGTATAACTATGTCAACAGGTGCTGCTACAGATGCAGCTGAGTTTACAGATAGAATGACTGATTTAACTGGAAGTCTTGGAGCTGCTGGACGTACTATAGGAGAAGTATTAATACCTGCAATAATTCCATTAATAGAAAAAGTTACTTCTATAATTGGCAAGGTAGGTGCATGGGCTACTGCAAATCCAGAATTAATAGAACAAATTGTTAAAGTTGGTGCTGTTGTAGGTGGATTAGCATTACCTGCAGGTGGTATTATGATGGCTATAGGAGCAATAACTAAAATAGGTACAGCAATGAAACTCTTAGCAGGAGTAGGTTCACCAATAGGGTTATTAGTATTAGCTGTAGGTGGATTAATATTAATATGGAAAAATTGGGATGAAATTTCAGCATTTGTTACTGAATGGGCAGGAAAGATTACAGGATATCTTTCAAATTTAAAAGATGTAGCCATTGAAAAGATAACTGAAATGGTGGATTGGATAATACAGAAATTTAAGGATTTAGCAGACTTACCTAAGCAAATGTTAGATGCAGGAAAGAATCTTGTAGGAAATCTTGCAGATGGAGCAAAAGAAGCAGGTTCTAAAGTAGTAGATAGTCTTAAAGGTATAGGTGATAAATTCAAGAACTTCTTAAAACCGGGGTCACCTACTAAAGAAGGAGCACTATCTGAGGATGGTGGTACTGGTCAATGGGGATATAACCTTATCTCTAACCTTGCCGATGGAATGACACTTGGTGGAGCTAAATTAGAAACATCTTTAAAATACACTGGAGAAGTCATAAAAGACGACGTAAGTCAATGGACAACAGTTATGAAAGACTTTGCTGGTATGTTATCAAATAAATTAGGTAACGCTTTCTCTGATATTATATCAGGAACTAAATCTTTCGGTACTTCAATGAAAGACTTATTTACAGGTATAGTAGATTCAGTTATTAGTCAGTTTGCAAGAATTGCAGCGTCTACATTATTAAGTTTTATATTTCCACAAGCAGGACTATTCTCTCTATTTGGAGCGAATGCTGGCGGTGGAGTTAAAGGGTTCGCAAGTGGCGGTGGTGTTGACACAATACCTGCTATGTTAACTGCAGGTGAATATGTAGTGGCTAAACCTATGGTAGACTTCATTAAAAGTGTTGGATTTATACCACAAAGCTTAACAGGAGCTATTGCTACAGGTGCACAA